CTTGGAATAAAGAAATAATTGATGAGTTACTGAACTTCCCTAATCCGCAAGTTCATGATGACTTAATTGATGCCTTGTCCTACATCGACCAGATCGCAGTAGCGGAGTATGTGCAAGAGTTTGATGAAGACGACTTTACACCAATGGACGCTGTAGCCGGTTACTAAGGAGTAGTTATGTATTTAGAAATGTACAACAACGAAGACTATGTTCCTCTTAACTGGGACAAGTTAGCAACTAACCCTGATGTGTGGGAAACCATCAAAGAAGAGATAGAGAAGAAGTTTAGTGCTGACTGCATGATGACAGTTATCACTGCCGCTAAAGAGGCTGGCCTTAAAGACAAAGACATCTTCTTGCCTGTTGCTGACCTTGAAGACTCCGAAGAAGAGTCTGAAATGGAAGAAGAAGATGAAGGTATGCCTGAATACGCCAGTCTTGAAGAAGACAGCATCGGTGACACAACTAAGGACTAAACATGGAAGATAAAGATTACGAACTTGGTGGTCCTGGTAAGAAGATTTCTGAGTGGGTACTGTCCCGCTGTGAGAACTGGCGCAACCATCGTGATGAGAACTACCTAGACTACTGGGACTCCTATGAGCGCCTATGGCGTGGTATCTGGGCTGGTGAGGATGTTCATCGTGAGAGCGAAAGATCACGCATTGTAACGCCTGCACTGCAGCAAGCAATTGAGACCTCTGTTGCTGAGATCGAAGAAGCTGTCTTTGGTCGTGGTGAAAAGTTCTTTGACATTGTTGATGACCAGTTAGACCAGCAGCGTATTGATGTTGAGCAAGTCAAGAATCAGATGACTGAGGACTTTAAGCGCACCAAAGTACGCAAAGCCACCAGTGATGTGATCCTGCTTGGCGCTGTCTATGGTACTGGTATCGGTGAGATTGTTGTGTCTGAGAAGACAGAACGTGCTCCAGCAATGCGACCAATCGCAGAGATGGGTGTTACCGCTGTCGGCATTGAAGAGCGTAATCGTTTCTATGTTGGCCTAAAGCCAGTTAATCCTAAAAACTTCTTGATTGACCCTGTTGCTACCTCCGTAGAAGAGGCAATGGGCTGTGCAATTGAAGAATATGTCAGCATTCACAGCGTTGTTGCTGGTATGGAGTCTGGTGTCTATCGTAAAGTAGACAACATTGCCCCCACCGCTGTTGACACAGACCTAGAGCCGGTACAGGAAGAGATTGAGTACCAGCAAGACAAGGTAAAGTTACTGCGTTACTACGGCCTGATTCCTCGCTATCTGCTGGATGCCGAAGACGCAGAAGAGATCACCAGCCTGTTTAACGAAAAAACTGATGAGTTTGGCACAGAAGCCGCTACCTACACTGATCTGGTAGAGGCAATTGTGGTGATCGCAAACGATGAACACCTGCTCAAAGCAGAAGAGTCGCCGTTTATGATGAAAGACCGGCCTATTGTGGCCTTCCAATATGATTCCATGCCTGGGCGTTTCTGGGGTCGTGGTATCGCTGAGAAGGGCTACAATATGCAAAAGGCTATCGATGCACAGATTCGTGCTCATTTGGACAGCCTTGCACTGACCACAGTGCCGATGATGGGTATTGATGCCACTCGTCTACCCCGTGGTGCCAAGTTTGAGATCCGTCCAGGCAAGACTATCCTTACTAACGGCAATCCTAACGAAGTTTTGCAGCCGTTTAAGTTTGGTGTTACCGATCCTGGTAATCTGCAGACCGCTGGTGAGTTCATGAAGATGATGCTGATGGCAACATCAACTATCGACAGCACCACGCCTACGGCTGATGGCGGTGGCCTCAATCCTGCTCTGTCGGCAATCATCAAGAAAAACAAGCGTACACTGGTCAACTTCCAAGAGCAGTTTTTGATTCCGTTTGTGACCAAGTCTGCCTACCGCTTTATGCAGTTTGATCCTGATCGCTACCCTGCACAGGACTTTGTGTTTGTGCCGACCAGCAATCTTGGCATCGTGGCACGAGAGTACGAACAGATGCAGTTCATGAATCTGCTCAAAACCTTGGGTCCAGATAGTCCGATTGTGCCGATGGTTATGTCTGCGATCATTGAAAATAGTGGTCTGTCTAACCGTGAAGCCTTGCTACAGCAGATGGCACAGATGTCTCAGCCTAACCCAGAGCAAGCACAGATGCAACAGATGGCAATGCAGATGCAATTTCAAAAGGCGCAACTGGAAATGGCTGATCTTGAGGCAGATGTGACGCTAAAACAGGCCAGAGCACAGAAAGAAGTCACTGAGACACAACTGATGCCTGCCGAATTACAGGCCAGTATCGCCGCTTCTGCATCAAAGTACCTCGGAACCGGCCCCAACGCCACCGATGACTTTGAGAGGCGTGTCAAAGTAGCAAACCTGGCTCTAAAAGAGAAGGATATAGATACTCGAAAAGAGATTGCTAACCTGCAAGTGGTTGCATCACGACAAAGTTAAGAAAATACTTGACAAATTACTCTTTTTATAGTATAATATAGATAATGTCGCCAGAATTACAACAATATTATGAAGACAGACTATCTATGATGTCCACCAAGGCGTGGAAACAACTCATAGAAGACCTTCAAACGATGCTTGAGAACTACCAAGACATCAGAACTTGCGACAAAGACACAATAGAGTTCCGTAGAGGACAAGTAGACATCCTAGACTACATGATTGGACTAAAGGATCTGTCTGAAAAAGCCTATGAGGAACTAAATGAAACGAATATTTGACTTTCAGTGTGCCAAAGGCCACATAACTGAAAAATACATAGATGACTCTGTAACCGTCATACAGTGCCCACACTGTGGAAATGACGCTACCAGACTTATCTCAACTCCTATGATTAGTCTTGATGGGTGTTCTGGGGATTTTCCTGGTGCATCAATGGCGTGGGAACGTAAGCGCCAAGAAAAGATCAACTGGGAGCGCAAAACTGGTCGCTCTGACCAGTGGAAGTAAGCGGATAAGAGAACCCCGCACAATTTAGTAAGTGTTCTTTCTTAATGCTGTTAAGCACGGGAGACATAGATGGCTGCTTTTATTGAGGAAGGCGCAGAAGAAGCGCAAACTAGTGAAGTTGTAGTAGATCCTGCTGAATTGACATCTGAGGTAGAAGCCCAGGGTCAAGAGCAAATGGAAGAGGAACTCCCTGAAAAATATCGGGGTAAGAGTGCCAAAGACATTGCCAAGATGCACATGGAGGCCGAGAAGTTAATTGGTCGCCAAGGCAGCGAGGTCGGAGAACTACGCAAACTGGTTGACGATTATATTCGCACCCAAGCCACAACAAAACAGCAACTGAGAACCGAATCTACCGAAGAGGTAGACTTCTTTGCTGATCCGAAGAAGGCGATGGAAATCGCAATTGAGAATCATCCCAAGATTAGAGAAGCGGAAGCACTCACTCTTGAGATGCAACGAGCCAAGGCTCTGAATGCTCTACAGGCAACACATCCAGATTATCAGCAAGTTGTTACTGATCCTGGATTCCAACAGTGGGTGATGTCATCCAAGGTTAGGCAAGAGTTGTTTTTGAGGGCAGACCAACGCTACGATTATGATGCAGCGTCTGAACTTTTGAGTTCCTATAAAGAACGCAGAGGTGCAGCACAGCAGACAGTAGCGGCAGAGAAAGAGGCTCGGAGCAAAACGATCAAGGCTGCGACCACCACTGTTGCTTCTGGCAGCGATGAGGCACCTTCTAAGAAGATTTATAGGCGCTCAGACATTATGAAACTCATGCAAACTGATCCAGACCGATATGATATGATGCAGCCTGAGATTATGGCGGCCTATCGTGAGGGAAGGGTTAGGTAAACTAACAATATTACGAAAGGATATTTAAAATGGCTAATACAGCATTCGCACCAAATAATGCGGTAACTAAATCCGCAGTTGATACCGCAGGTTTTGTACCTGAAGTATGGTCTGACGAGATTATCGCTGCTTACAAGAAGAATCTTGTAGCAGCAAACCTCATCAAGAAGATGAACTTCAAAGGCAAGAAAGGCGACAAAGTCTACTTCCCTGCCCCCACCCGTGGTTCTGCTTCTGCTAAGACCGCTACCGATGCAGTC